CGATCCTTCTAAGAGTTGGTACCATCCGCAAGTAACCACTGATATCCTTACCATAGGTAACTCGTAAACCACCCGTGATCTCGACGGATTTGAGTTCAGCAGGATTGCGCTTAATGTAAAGCGCAATCTGAGCTTCTGTCAGTAGGACCAATTGGTAAGAAGGGTGCGTAGTGAGAAACCCATGTTTATACGTAATCACCACATTGTTAACCCCACCCGGCAAACCACCCGGCACGTAGACCTCACCCGTTTCATAATCAACGTAGAAGTCCGTACCCTCCGTTTTAGCTTCAGCGCCGCTGCCAGCATCGACCGTCATGGCTGTCACAGATAGCACCGGACAATCTATGAAGAAGCGCTCCTGCCCGGAAATATCTATAGACAGCGTGCGCGAGCCATCTGTGGATCCCCAGCGGAATGGGGTATACCAATGGATGATCCCCTGCGCAACATCCAGCAGGGCCTGCGACAGTGCTTGGCCCACCAGGGCCTTCGCTGTGTTCTCAGAGTTATAGCTCATCCGCAGAGGCACTCCACAGCAATTGTGGGAGGACCGTCATCTGGCCCTTGGCCGTCCTTGCTTACCCAGTACGGCCGGATCCTGGTGAACATGTTACAATGGTGGTAGTCCAACAGGTAAACACCGTCACCGACAATGACTTTCTGATCCGTGATAACAACCCAGCGATCACGGGCCAAACCTTCCAGCCGCACCTGCACGTTGGTGCCAACATTCTTGACATCCAGCGTGAATCCGATGTCCCGCACACCAGCTGTCTTTACGTCGTCACCACCGACGTTCTCTTCCAGATCAGCAAGTACGAAGGCACGGCCATCTGCTTTATACTGGTAACCTTCCCATGTCGCCATCGCCCGCTCTCCCTATTGAAACTGTGAATGAAGCAGGCCGATGATAAATCGATCCCCCACATCGGCGGAATCAGAAGGATTAAAAACAACATTCAGCCCCGCGTACGGAAAATCGAAGATCTCCTGACGCAGTGCCCGCGTGAGATAAAGGGTACGACGCGTATTGTGCGTCCGCCCCCAGTCACCATACAGCAGCACAACACGTCTGAACGTAGAGTTGACAATGTTGCTACTGTCAACCGTTACGAACCACCTTCGATCATTGCCACCCAACAAGGAGTCAACCTCAATATCGCCACCGCCCGTAGTGTCATAAATAACGGACTGCATCGTGGCACCGGTAATATTGTAAGCCCGGACGTAACCACCAGCAACTGTGGTCAACTGGCGACTACCAGTTGTTCCGTACAGAATGGCAAACTCCGTGGGAACGGGTGCTGTGTTCTGACTGCGAAGGCCGCCGGCAAAGGCGATCATCACAAGCAAAATGCCGAGCATAGTCAGAAAGTTTAGCAGCTTATTTTTCACCTAAGGGTTCCCCTTTCTTGCGGAATCTTGTGGACACCCCGCCCCGGACCTTCCTGTTGGCTGCCTTGCCAACAGGTCGTACCATCTTGCGCTTTTCAACCGGCGCATCATCCGCAGCCACCCACTCACGGAACAAATGCCGAGCATGCGCGAGCAAGAACTTGCCTGTAGGCTCGTCCGTGTATATGGGATTATCCTTCTCAACTACGTGGACCATCCGCCCGGATTCTGGCATTAGCGCATGAAATTCCTGTTCGCCGGGACGCGGCAAGAATTTAAGCTTCATCTTGTCCTCCAGTTTAAAGAAGCTGGGCTGGGTGTTAGACCAGCCCAGCTGACAAAATACGTTCCTACCATTAACTCACCGTTAGGTAAGGATGCTACCTTCGATGACTGAGAACTGACTGTCCTCATTGGCTGCACCCGCGTCCAGCGCCTTGAGGAAGTTCAGTTTGTGGTCGGCATTCGTGGCATTTGCCGTCACCGTCTTGTTACCAGATGCCAACAGGACACCTGCCCCGGCGTTACAGCCCGAACCATCATTGCGAGCCCATACCTTGGCACCCGCGCAGGCAACCAGGACTTCAGCCGGAACATTGTCCGAAGCCACCACGCCATCCGTATCCTGCTCCTCACAGCAGGCAATACCGATGAGGGCAATGTCATTCTGGGCACCCGTATCTGCCTCGCCCTCTTCCATGTTAACTGGTGCTCCGGCAATAATAGTCTTGCCAGAAGCTACCTGGAAGGGACGCACCGGGCCAATAACGGGACCGGAGCACAGCACACTGCCGTTACCTTCACCAGCCACCAGATCTGTAACCAGGATACGATCGACGTAAACCTTCTCGCTGGCACTGTCACCCCGACGATTGACGAAGCGGAAGCCATCCACGCGACCACGCGCAATGCCACCGATGTAAATGCACTTGACTTCCCACTTGTCAGCATTGCTGTTGATCGGCACCGGCAACTCGGCGCTCCAGTCACCATTGTTCCGCACCTGTACCGTGAGTTCCCCGGTCAGGCGAGCGCCCGTATCATCGTATACCCACAGGCACAGCCAGAAGAAGTCAGACCAGTCCTCGTTCTTCGGACGGTGGGCATCATCCATCGTAACCGCTGTGCCCACTGTGCCACCAACGTCTACGAGCTCCAGGGCATTGGAGCCGGTCAGCTTAGTGCTCGTTTCGTTCACGCAGTTAAAGTTACCGGAATCTTCAATATCCCAGTCCGTAACGTCCTCGCAGTTGCTGACCAACCTGATTGTAGAGCCCACCGCTGCCCACTTGATAAGCTTCAGGGGTTTCTTCCCAAAGCCTTCCTTCGCGTATTCCTCAAGCGAATCGAGCAGCGTGGTATAATTTCTGTATCCAGCGCCACCAGCCATTCTACCTACCTCCCGACTAAAGGTTAATTACCCATCTGTAGATGCGCTGCGCCTCGACCACGCGTCGACAACTACGTGGCCGGGCACCGGCCTCACCTTAGATGTTGTAAAGCCAGGTTATCATGTCTTCGACCGTGTAGTCAAAGATTGCCTTGAAGTGCCGCCGGGTCTGAGCCACCAGGTACTGGTTACCCTGTAACGGCATACGGACGTACTCCAGGGTAACATCCTTACGGATGCCACGCCAGAAACCTTCCGTGAAGACCTTCAGAACGTTCTTCTTGGTCGTAGTTACACCGTCATAGAGACCAGAAGCATTTGTCTCCTCGCTCAGATACGCAGACAGAACAATGCCCTGACCATCGATCTCAGTGAGTTTACCGTTGTGAACCGTAGCCGCAGAGCCAAACTTATCCTCAGTGCTGACTTCAGTCAGTGCCTTGAAGGAATTGAACATTCCGATGTTGGAAAGTATCTTAACCTTGGACGGATCCAGTGCATACTTACCCATCGAAACGTCCATCGCCCGCAGCAGCGCGAGGCCTGTGGTGTTGGCCCAGGTACTGCCGCTGGACTTATTGGCACTCTGGCACATCTTGCGCAACCCGAGCCAGCAGCGCCGGGCATCCAGGGAATCTGCCGGATCGCCAGTATCCATGTGCGTCGCGGAGGTATCACCGTTGAGAATGGCGTTCTCTTCGGACTTAGCGATGGCTCTGGCAATGCTCTTCTTCAGGAAAGCCATCAGCGGTATGATACTGTCTTCCGTGAGTTCGTCGGACACTGGGTAATTGGCAACCAGCTTTACAGCATTGAAAGTCAGGTTGTCAGTGGTCGGGGTCGACGTCTTAAACATACTCGGCGTGGGACTCGTTGCCTCGGCTCCCTTATAGGCTATTCCATCACCCAATGCCATAGGGAAAGTGAACGGGTTGGCCGGCATGGGGAACGAATAGAACAGAGCGGCAACCTTGGCTTCGAGCTCGATCGCCTCGATCATCTGGGTACTGAAACCTGTGGGTATCCACTCCAGGCCGGAGCCGGCAGTGGCCGTGTTCAGCGCCTTCGCCAGAGCACCCCAGCGCCGTTCAAAATCCTTGTAGCTCTTCAGCTGCTCCGGTGCCACTTTGAGGATGGAAGTCAGGCAGTACAGATCATCATTGAAGTCCTGCAGCTGCTTGACCAGTTCCTGCTCGTTGCCATGGTAATCCTTCGTAGCAGAACTGTCAATCATCTTCTGCACCCGGAACATGTCTATGGGATCCAGCGCAGCCCGCGAGAGACCCCACGGAGCACCGCGTCCCATGGACTTCTTGAGAATTGCATCGAACTGGTCAGCTATGGCTTTTTCCAGTGCCTCTTTGGTCAGATGGTCACCGTACTGCGCCTTCATGAATGCACCAATCTGCCGCCCGAGTTCTTTGGCTTCTGCTACACTGAGCATTTATCATTCTCCGAATTGAGGTTAGAACAACCAGTTGGTTGATTAACAAAGCGGCATGCGGCTTATGCCGCTGCCTCTTACTTCTTGTTCAGAAACGGCTCCAGCATTTTGGCAAGACCTGCCATCAGTTCCTTGGCATCGGATTTTTCTTCCGTACCCGGATTAACAATAGCATTCATACTGTCAGCAAATGCCTTTGCCACCACCTCCGGTGAGTCCTCTCCCCCGGCATCCTTCTTACTCTCCTTCTCGTCGCTATCCGAAATGCCTTCGAGCAAGCGGTCGATTGCCGCCCGAATTGACCTCAGATGCGACAGGTTCGAGGACGAGAACTTGGCACCGGCCTTCTCCACCAGCACCATCTCCGTGCTTGCCTTCGCTGCCTTCTCCAGAGCTTCCAGGCGCTTGTCAATGGCATCAAGACATTCCACCTTGTCTACCATTTTGTTGAATGCTGCCTGGATCTCCGTCAGAACTTTCTTCAGTTCTTCCATGCCTTCTCCCCCATCTGAACGTTTAAACAACAAGAAAGTACGACCGTTGGCTGCGCGATCCACCAAACTTACCCGATCTATCTTCATATCGTAGAGCCGCCTACGCTGCTTCAAATTTGACACGAGACCTCCCCTCTATGCTGAGGCCCGTGAACTTACCTGTGCGGACCCCTTCCCAAGCCTGCTCGTCAAGGTATAAAGTTTTAAGCAGCCAGGTACCCTTCTTAACGGCCTGTCCACCAATTGTAAAATCAACCGGAGCCTGGTAACTCTCGACGATGACGAGCTTCAGATTATTATTGCCACTGTGCATTACGTCCTGACCCCGGTTCCAACGAGTAAGATTGAAATCCGTCATTGCTTTGAATATTTCCTCTTCGCTGTAAATGTCCCCCACACTCTTCTCCGTCCGGGTAAGATCCAGGGTCTCCGGGGCCAACACTATGCCCAAACTGTAATGTACCTCGGTTCCCTTCACTATTACCACAGACCCCAAATCCAGATCCTCGGGTAAAGCTGAGGATCCGGTCTCCACGTTCTTAGCAAAGAGATCCAGTTTCAGGTTTTCATCAGGCTCCTCCTCTACTGAGGTTAGTTTCTCCAAGGAAAGGTTCAGCTTCTGCAGCCCTTTAGCTTGGCGGTACATCATAGCACACTGGGCCACAGCCGCGTCCTGTTCCTTTCCTTCCCGCAGCATGAACGGAATGCAACGTCCCATGTAATCCTGTTCACTTTCACCGGGTGATACTGCTGGTTTAGCCAGCGCCGCCCGGCCTACACGTCTAAGCGCCATTAATCCTCCCATTGGTTCTTCAAATGATGGTATCACCATCTGGCAAACCCGCAATAGCCCCAGTACCTGCACCTATCACCGGCATCATGGCACACTGACAATTAATTACATTCCAATCACTACCAGCCGGGTCTCCTGGATACATCAGTTCCTCATCACCTACGATAAAAGGTTCATCAACTGGAACGGACTGCTCATGCGCTGCCTCGTGCTCGGGTCTCGAACGACCCGAGCTCATGTTGGCAATCCACTGCTTTTCCTTTACCACAGTACTCTTGCCATAAGCATCCATCGAACTCTGATTAAACATCCGGGTACTCTCGGTCTGCGCAATACGTGTAGCCCGGTATTCATTCTGATCCTTAAATCCCATGATACGATCAATCAGTGCGGGCCGCCCCTCACCTGCTTCGAAGCTAACCTTCATATGGTTACGCAGATCGTTGATGTACTCTGCGCCGATAGTCTTTATCTTGCCCAAGGCCTCCGGTTCAAACACGTTGGCAACCGTGCGTTTCAGGCCCAGGTTAGCCACGTCGTCCATTGTAACCGATTTGGTAATGATTAAGGTCTCATCCCATCTCCGTATCTGTTTTGCCTTTACAACTGGCAGGGGCCGACCGTAAGCTGCCTCTACGCTCTGCAGCGCAAACAAGGTAGCTGCATTGCAAGCCGCGACCGCTGACGGCTTCAATGCCTGAGCCAAGCTGGCTCCCACGGCTGATCCGTTAGGCAGGGAGGACACTGGGCTGCCGCCCGATCGTAGCCGAGAAAGGACTTGGTCCACTGTACGGTCGAGCACCCCGCGCACCACGCGTGCCAGCTTACGCTCGTGGATGGCTTTACGATTGCGGAATACCTTATATGCTCCTGCGGTCCTCGCCACAGAGACTCCTTAGCCACTCAATAAAACCTACCACGCAGGACATCAGCAACATCGCCAGCACCAAGCCCACCAAGTCAACAGCCCCACGCCAGCCCGCCCGGTAAAATATTGGATACATCATCCTGCGCATTCCCTTGTCTTGATCTCTGATAAAGGTGCGCACACCACTTTTCTGGTGCCAGCAAGCGGAACTATGGACGCAGCATGATTCATCTGCAGCTGCATCTCATATACCTTGCGATCAAGCGCCTCAAAGTCCTGCTCCAGAACGTTTACCCGCATGATGAGTTCCTCGGTACGCTCCAGCTTTTCAACGATGGTCCCCAGGAGCCTTACTGCGTCGGCCATAGGGTCTCTACTTTTAGCCGTCCCCCTGTCAGCCTGGGCTACCTTGCGCTTCGAGGTGGTCTCCAGAGGAAGTTCAGGCACTAAGTGTACATCCTCCGGCCTGCCGCCCCGCTTGGTATACAGTTCCAGCACAGCTTTACGATATCGTGGGCTGACCCCAGTTCTGCCAGTGTGCCAGTTACTAACAGCATTAAGTGAAACTCCCAGCATTGCTGCCACCTGTCCCTGGGTCAAACCTGTACTGCATACGAAATGCAGCACAACGGGCCATTTCACAGTTTGATTCTTAGCCATTAAGCTGCCCTCCATTGTTGCCCAAACTGAAATTCTCATCCATAGGATTGCCACCACTCGATGCCGGCTGCTCCGCTGAGGGAGCAGCCGCTACGTCGTCCATCAGAACATAGGACGAATTCATAAAAACCTTCTCAGCATGCGGATCTTTCTCAGCCACTGGCCGACCCAAAAGCTCCCGGTATTCCCGACGAGTTAGCCCACCACGGTCAAACATGGAGTTCACCCGTTCGGTATGTTCCTTACTATCAGCCTCAAGAGCCGGAATATGCTCGAGGTCAAACTCAACGTGCAGGTTCGGCCAATACGGGGTGACCACGTTACGGTTTATAGTGGCCGCCATACGCCGGACTTTGGGTGGCATAGTGCTGGTCCAGAAAATCTTCAGCTGCTCGCGGACATTGGCGTAGTTGGCATACTCGTACAGACCTGCTAAGCAGGGCGGCACCCCAAAGGCACTGATGATACGCTCCCGCAAGCTCTTTTCCATCTCGCGGAAATCCATGTCCTGCCGAGCTTCTGTTAGCAAACTGATGTCAATCCCCGGTGGCAACAGCACCGGCAGCCGACTGCGCCGGGGTCCAGAAAATGAGGCCCGCCATTCCTTTGCTAATCTCAAGAGCGGAGTACGGTCCGCACCCG